GCTGCACGATAGGCAAAAGGATCTCCATCTATAAGTATCATTTACCGTAACCTCGTAGAGCCTTCCATGACACAGGGAATAGGTCACACATCTTATCGCTGATGTGAGATGCTACCTCTCGTGTCTCAGCCTGTGTGTCAGGTGCTCCACGTAACTTACACATGTCAGCAAACGCATCCAAGCTACCTGACCAGTACCACTCAGTCATCATGCTCTGTGGTAGCACCATACGTGCTTGCTCAGGACAAACACCTGCTTCAAGTAATGTCTCATATTCATACAATGCTGACCTGTTAAACTCATGTGGCACTAGGTAAGGAACCCTAACCTCGCCCTCACTGCCCTGCTTCTTATCTTCACTACGGCCACGCCATACATCAGGCACATAGAACTCAGGCTCACTATCCACATACCTACGGCTAATCTCATTCCAACGCAGAAACTTATGCTTGACAAGTTGTCTTGCTACAAACACAGGTGCCTTGATGTGGAAGCTTGCAAAGCAATGCCCGAATGGGCTGATGTGATTGTGTTCAGCTAAGTAATTGATAAGCTTCCTGTCTTTAAGCTTCATGTGTTGCTTGAAGCTATAGGCATCTGACTCTTCATAATCCCAATCACTCTCTTTACCAAAGCTTACTCTTGCAGCGTTTACCACTGTCAAGTCATTACCCATGTGACCTTTGTACGTTACTTCAATCATTTATAAAACCTATTTAAAAGGACAGGGCCATTACAGCCCTGCCAAGTTGGAAAGGAACTCTACGCAGCTTCATCTTCTCGTTCAGGGATAGGTACATGCTCCAAGATCTTAACTGACACAAGGCTTGTACGTGCATACTCCTTACCGTCTCGTCCTTGGAAGGTTGAGATAAGGTTAGTTACCTGTGCGATTGAACCATTACCGATAGTACCCTGAATGTCTACATCCCAAGGCTGTCCATCTTGATCCACAACTTTAGGTGCACCACCCGCTTGGGTAATCTCTTTACCTTCACGGTTAGTTACCAAGTGTTTGCGTTCAAACTTTAGTACTAACTCACCGTCCATCAGTCGCTTCTGATTAGGTTTCTTCTGCGACTTAGCAGCCTTGAGTTTCTCAAAGTCTTCNTTGCTCAAGATTTGATTGACGGTGTATGCACCTTGGCACTCTTCATATGCACCATCGAACCCAACCATGTCACGGTTGTCTTCAAAGATCTTAGCCCATTCGATTGGACCTGTGGTTACTACTTCTTTATAAGCCAATGTATAATCTCCTTCTGGCTGTTTGTAAATACTACATAGTTTATTATAGATAGGTTGTCAAGTGTAAAGATAAATTAAAAGACAAAAAACTATTGCGTATGCCATTAATGAGTGTCTCTCCAGTTCTTACCTATGTCAGTTGAACCTGCGAGTGGACAGGTCATGCCAAAGTTTTTACCTGCATCGACAATTGACTGGCGTTGGATCTCACCTAACAACTCAGCATCACTGTACTCACCACATACTTCTGTCTGCCATTCATCGTGAGGCCATGTCACTAACCTGAAATCAATCCACTGTCTCTTGGCACGGTNCACCCACTGCAATGCAGCATGTTTCATAATGGTTGACTCACCGTTCTGTAACATGCCAGCTAGTGTCTTGTGTTCACTAGGAACCTTGACCCTGCGTCCATCTAAACCTGTGAACCAACCTCGACTAGCTATCTCAGGTATACGTTTCTTCTTTAACTTAGCTAGACCCTGAATAGATTCCATAAAGTTATCCACTGCCTGTGCAGCTTCCTTTGAGTTTACCTTTAGGATCTCAGCTATCTTAGCATTACCTGCACCTAGAAGGAAGGCATAGATGAATGTCTTCGCCATGTCTCTTGTGATGTGAGACATACCCAAAGCCTTACGGTTTAGGTTGTGTATGTCAGTCTCATCTTCCTTCTTACCTGACACAATAGCATGGACGTATTCTTCTGACCGCATGAGGTGAGCAAGTACACGTAATTGAATACCCTCAGCATCTGTACCGACAAGCCATGAACCCTCAGGTACACACCACAAGGCACGGAACTGACCATCATACTTAGCCTTAACCTGTTCAACTGCTGTCTTAGCATCACCATGAAACTCAGCAGGGATGTTAGCTTGATTAGGGTTACGGTGTGCCATACGTCCTGTCCATGCACCAATGTGCACAAAGCTACCATGAATACGCTTGTCATCCTTAACGTGCCCTAGCCACTCCACCAGTGAGCTTCTGCGTCCTTCCAGTGTCAACCACTCAGCTAACCGTTTACCCCCTTCAGGGGCGTCCTCAGGGAGTGTGTTAAGGTTTGCCTCAGATAAGGTCCACCCGTACCTAGCAAACTTACTTCCACGATCTTGCTTGTTCTCTTTCATAAATGATATGCCCTTTTGTCTTATCGAATGGTTGCCATCCAGCTTCCCATAGTCTTTCTATTCTTTGTTTAGGTGATGATGGTTTAAACTCTATGTAATCATAGCATACCAGTTCGTTGGGGTACACTGACTTATCCAATGCGGTTGCAAAGTATTGTTGGTTGGCATTGACAACACTGGAGTATAGGGTTCCGTCAGCTTTCTTTCTATACTTGATACGATTAACCTCGACAAGCTTAGGCGGGAAGTCTTTCTGAAAACCTTTCTCAAGTTCTTCCATGCGTACACAGATCTCACCTAGTAATTCTTCTGCCCTGTCCTCGTCGAAGTAGAAGCCATTGTCTGACATGTTCTCACATAGAATCTGTATGTCATGCTCACACCGTAAGGCTTCTTCCCACTCAGGTGCGTGTATTATATCCTTGAAATGATGGTATAGTTTAACTGTAACAACTACGTCCTGTATGCAGTACTCAATCATTTCATCAGTTAGTTTTGAGTAATCATTGAAGCCTAGCTTAAAGTCACCTAGCCTTTCACCCCATGTCTTTAGACTGTGAGGGTACTTCTTGTTGTCAATCGTATAGTCAACTGTTCTTGACACAATGAGAGTGTCAATAACTTTCTTCATAGGTATGATCTCACCTAGTAACTTGTTGATTACTGGTACATCAAAGCCAATACCATTGTGAAACACAAAGTTATCAATATCGAGGCAGTACTTAGCAAACCTATCCCTTTCCTCAGGTATGGTTGTCAGGTTTAGGAATTGATCNCGTTCACCTGTGACAACATCTTCNGNACAGATAACCCAGATCTTAGAAGGATCTAAGCTTTCCGTTTCAATATCCATTGCGACTATCTTAGTCATCTTCCACACCCATGATGTCTTGCCACAAGAAAGTCAGTACAGTTATAGGCCATACTGTGCTATGGAACAAGGCTCTCGTTCTATTTATTTCATCCAGCTTATCAAGCAGATGGAAGATTGTCTTAACGTGTATGTAATGTAGGTATATACCTAGNAAGTACAGTGTCGCTGCACCTGTAGCCATGTAATCAAAATTCATCAGGTTTCTCTNTCAAAGTAAATGTTACTGGATCAAAGCTTAACTGCCCAGCATATCCAGTTGGCCCGACAGGTCTATTCTTTGTGACAAGAAGCTTAGTTGTGTTTCTCTCGTCGATATCTTCTGCCATCTTGTCACGTTTCAAGTCAACGACAACTGATGCTCGTTGTTCTATCATGCGACAGTACTTGACAGCACCGTCATCATTGGTGTGACCAATCGTAACGATACCTACCCCTAGTTCGGCTGACAGTTTAGATAACCTGACAGCAAGATCAGCTAGNAATTGTTCCTTACCTTCTTCTGCACCCACACCTGCACTGATGTCTTGGATAGGTTCAAAGAATATATAGTTCACACCACATGCCTGAGATAGATACCTGATGTGGGATAGAATGTCAAGGGGATCGTCTTCATCATTCATAAAGAATTGATAGAGCCTTTCATCCTTGGTCAAACTTGTAATAGATTCTTGCACACGTTTATCCATCTTCTCAGTTGTGATAAGATCCTTACGTGTGACATTCATCTGCATCTTGTATGATGCTAGGCCTAGGATAGATCGTAACTTAGTCTCTTCCATGTGCCAGATGGCAAGCTTTATGTCTGGGTAGCATGTAAGTATACGCCACTCAAGGTAACGCATGAACTCAGTCTTACCTATGCCTGTCTGTGCCTTGAACAATGTGAAGTGTCCTTGCATCAGACCTAAGCACATATCATCGAACTCTCTGATACCTGTCTCAACGAACACATGATCCTCAGCTTTGTTATACAGGCTCAAGAACTGATCAGGTGTATTGATTACATTGTCAGGTGTATACTTCTTAGCATTGAACCAAGCTGACTTGAACTCTTGGGCTTTACCTGCCTGTAAGAACTCATTAGCATCCTTATACTTGTCATGTGGTACACGGTACACCTTGTTAGGGTACATCTTAGCTATCCGTTGAGAGATAGCATTGCCAGCCTCATCATTGTCAATAGACAAGACTATCTTATCGAATGATGACAGCCACTCGTGTACGTTTTCCCATAGCTTACGGCTAGGGTTAGCTGAGGGTAATGATACGACAGGGTTAGCATACTTAGGGTTGTGCAGTATCTGATACACTGACATAGCATCCAGTTCACCCTCAGTTATGGTGACAGTCTTAGCTGTGCCAGCATTCCACAGGTTCATGCCGAATAGTTCATCAGTCTTAAAGTCTTTGGCACTGAACTCTTTAGGGAAGTACCGTGTCTTCACACCACCTGAGGGGTAGACATAGTTCTGGTACTGTTCTTTGCCTTCACTGTTCAGGTAGGTATGGCAGTTATAGAACTGCATTGTGTCAGCAGTAATGCCTCGCATACCACGATAGATAGCTGTCATCTTTTCCAAGGGTACTACCTCAAGTTTATTATACGCTTTTGCTACCATGCTATCTATCTTATCCCAAACTTTATTAGCTGGCTCTCTGTGACCACACCCAAAGCAATAGGCGTGACCGTCTGAGTACCTAGCTAGGTTATCTCTTGAACCACACTCAGGGCATGGCTCCTTGCTGACAAAATGATTGTCTTCATATGTTTTCGTTTTCATCTTCTGTTACTCCACTTCCATCACACATGTAGCACAGCACTTTCTCTGTGTCAAGGTAACCTATGTCTCTATCGAAACTCATTCTCTTGGGTACGTCAACCTCGAACTCACCATCACCTTGACACTCAGGGCAAACTTTATCTGTCATAATATTTTTCCTCTTGACAAGTCTGATATTCTTCATATAATAGGGCTGCGTCCTGCGCAGGGTACAACCCTTCTATATACTCTTGATCATCNTCGNTATCATAGTCTAATTCCAAGAACTCTTCAACGTCTCTTACGCATTTTATCATTGATCTTATCACCTTCTATACCCCACTTCCAATTCTTATAACACTTCCAACAATGATCCTTTCCTAACACCGTGTCAATAGCTGACACAATATTATATTTATTTTTTATGTACCAATCAAAGTTTCTGGCACTGAATGTTTGGTAAGGTTGTCCACCTAGTATTGCGTTAAGTGTTACTGACAACCCTAGCCCTATGTTATANAGATACTTAGGCATCTAAAAGTTTGTTAGCTGTCTTACGNATCTCAGCCTCAAGAGCTAAGTGTTGGTCTGACAACATCTTTAACTTGGCCTCAAGTCTTTTCTTTTCTAGCTTGTGCATAAGCAATTTGTTTTCTTTCAGAACCTGAATACGGTATGCGATACGTTCAACATACTCATTCAAGTCATGGGCTATTTGTTCCCGTGTCTTGGTATAGTAATGTTCTTTTATATAGTCATCCATGTTAGCATAGTTGTAAGTGAACATTGAAGCCCTTTCCATATGCTTTACATGGCGTGTGTATAGGTGTGGTTTAATAGCTTTCACGATAGGTTTAGTCATCTTCTTAGTTCCTTTCTAAAGGTTAATATTTTTTTACTTTTTCTACGATAGTATCGATCATGTTATTTAGTGTGTAACATATCCGACAGTCTTTGCATTGCTGGCCTGTACAGTTTTGCATCTCCTTTCTATCATCTTCTTGCACGTTGTTGAACGTCTTGTCAAAGCCTTTAGGTGGCTTAGACATTATGTGTCCCTTCTTAGGGTTTGAATAGATCAAGTTTAGATTAGCTGGTTTGTCATTAGACCTTAGCCATCTATTAACAATGTCTACCCGTTTAGTCCATAGTGCAAAGACGCACCACGGATTATCCTTGACAATAGCCATGAGGTTTTCCATGTGCTGCATGTTTATTAGTTCACCATGAGCATTGAACCTAA